CGCTCCGCTTCGGTGGCGGTCTTGAACCATTCCTTTTCGTTCTGCGAGAGCGTGAAACCCTGCTTCGCCAGACCGTCGATGTTGCCCTGTATAGCTTTGCCTAAAGACGTAGCCACGTTACGCGCCTGCTCCGCCGATGCTGCCGTGCCGTACTGGTACGCGATGTAGTCGTTCATGACGGGCAGTATATCCTCCAATGCCTCCCGCCGCTCCACGAAGGACGCCAGTTCAGCAAGCGCGGTGACCTGCGACGTCTTTGACACCACGCCCAGCTTCTCCTGCTGCTCCGCAAGGCGTATGAGGCTCTCGACCTCGTCGTCGGATGCATCAATGGTGTTCCGCATGACTTGCGTGAGCAGCGTCTGGCTCTGCGTCGCGTCGGCCGCCATCTGCATGCTGTCAGAGACGAACTCGCCTACAGCCGCGCCCACGGACTTGACCATGTCCACGAGCGCGGTGAAGCCCGCCTTGATTGCCTCCGCCGTGAGTATGGCTTTGAGCGCTTCGCTGAATATCGAGGTTTCCTTTGCCGACTTGTCCGTCTCGCGCTGGTACAGCCCTAGCGATTTCGTGACGTCGGATATTGCCTTTTCCTCCGCGTCGGCGGCTTTCCCGGCGCTTTTGTGTTCCCCGGCGAGGTCGCTTAACTTTTTCTCAAGCGCCTTTGCCTCGCTGCTGTTCTTGCCGTACTCGTCGCGCACCTTTATATACTCGCGGACGGTGGACTGGATTTCCCTTTCCAGTTGGCTGTACTTCTCGGAATTGGATGTGAGCGCGGCGTTGTTCGCTTTGAGTTCGCGCTCCATGCCGGAGAGGGTGGCTTCGGCTTTGTTAAGCTGCGCCTGCCAGTTCTGCGTGCGCCTGTCCGATTCGCCGAATGAAGTCGCGGCGTTGTCGAGCGCGGCTTTGAGCGTTGTTATCTTGTCTTTCTGCGCGTCTATCTCTTTGTTTAAGGTCGTGTTCCTTGCGGCGAGGGCGGCTGCGCTCCTGTCGTTCTTGTCGAACTGCGCCGTCACAAGCTGCATCTCCGAGCCAAGCACCTTGAACGCTTGGTTTATGTCGCTGAGTGCCTGTTTGAACTGCTTCTCGCCCTCTATGCCTATTTTCAGCCCGAAGTCGGACATGCCGCTGCCCCCTTTCCCATAAAATCCCGAAAGCTATATGCCTTCGGGTATCAGGTCGTCTAAATTCATTTCAGTAATAGGTTTCGACACGCCGAGGTACTGCTTGTGGCACTCCCATAAATCGAGCAGCAGGCCGAGCGGGGTAAGCCAAGCCTCATCCTCGGTCAGGTTCATATGCACCATCCCGTAGTAAAGCAGCCGGGTAAACAGCTCAGGGTCGTCTATCCGGCTGCCGCTGCGTTTTTTGGCTCTTCCTCGCTTTCGATGTGTCGCTGCGCGCCACGGAACATCGCCTCGGTGATGGCGGCTTTGCAGTCCGCAAGCTCAAACGGCGTAGTGAGCAGTTCCAGCTCCTCCTGCGTCAGCAGGGGCTTGGGCTTGTCCTTGTTGCGCAGGTTGTGGATCATGATGGTCTGGTTGGCTAAGAGCGCGATAAGCCAGCATATCTCGTCGAGCGCAAGCTCGAAATTCTCAGCCTTCATCAGCTTGTCGCCGAGCGTCTCCAAGCCGCCGTAGCGTTTTGCTATGTCCTTGGTGGCGCGTGTGGTGAGCAGCAGCTCGTAATCCGTGCCGCCGACGGTTACGGTTGCGCTCCTGTCAGCCGTGTCTACAGCATCCGTTTTCTTAGTCATCGTCAAGCACCCCCATGCCGCCGAAGCCGTAGCCCGTCAATGCGCTGCCGTCGATGTCGGCCTGCTCGTTCAGCCAGCCCTTGGCATCGGGTTCGTTCTCGAACGTGGCTTCCTCTTTCCACACGCCCAGTATGTCGGTGAGGATTGTGCCCTCGATGGTCGGCGTCTGGAAGTTGATGCTGTCGCCTTTTGTTTCCAAGGATTCGTTGGGTATGCCGAACTTGACCTTGTGCAGCCATATTGCGCGGTACCTGCGTTTGCCGTCTTTGATGGTGGTGGAGTAGAAGCCCACGCCCACCGGCTTTCCATCGTCGTCGCCCTTTGCGGTCAGCTTCTTGCCGTCTCCCGTTGTGAGTGCTTCGACCTTATGCCCCAATATGAGCGCCAGAACCTCGTATTCAAGGTGGTCGCCGTTGAGCGTGAGTTTGCCGGACTTGAATTCCTTGATAGACTCAACTATGCGGTCGTCGCCGTAAAGCTGCGCGTCGTTTATTTCGATTGATAGGTCTGTCTTGATTGCGTAGCTCATCACAAGCCCGTCCGAGTGGCTTACGCTGTCAGCCGTTTCGGTGATGGGCGCGCAGATGAGGTATTTCAAACCGATTTGTGCCATTATCCGTTTTCTCCTTCCGATAAAAAATATTCTTTCGCCATGTCTATGGCGTAGTGGTGGTAGCCTGTGTCGCTCTCGAAGCCGATGTAGCGGCGGTCCGTAACCGTTATGCCTTTGCCGAGGCACAGTTTAACAATTTGGCTCTTGAATTTCCGGTAATTGCCCTTGGAAAACAGCGACACCCGCGCTTCCTGTGCCTCATACTGCGGCAAGTCGTCTGCAAAGCCGCCGAATATGTCGCCCATCGGCGTGACCACGGCGTACTCGTCCGGGGCTTTCCCTGAGAACGCGCCTGTCTCGGCAGGGATGCCGACGCTTTCCAATATATCGCTTAATTCTTCCAACAGGCTCATGCGCCGCCCACCTCCGATTCCAGTTTCGCTGTCATCGCATCGATGCATGCTTTCTTAGAGGAGGACTTTGCCGGTTTAAGGAACGGCTTTGGCGGCTGCCCGTGCCTGCCGTATTCAATCACGTTGGCAATAAGCGCATTTGAGCCGCCGCCCTTCCTCGGCTCGGCGAACCCGACCTTGACGTTGTAGTTGCCGTTTCTGTCAAGCCTTGCCTTGGACAGCCCGAGGGAGCGGGTAAGTTCGCCTGTGGAGCGCGACGGCTGTTTCGTGTTCTTGCCTATTGCCGCTTGCAGGTTGCTTCTGACTTTGTCAAGGACGACCTCGCCGCCCGCTTCAAGCACTTTCGGCACGATGCCGTCCGTCTTTTCCGCTAGGCGCGATATTTTCTGCAAAAAACCGTCCGGCATTTTTATGGTTACGCTTGCCATTGCTTCACCGCCCCTTCCAGTTTCTCCGCGTACACCTCAATGTACATCCCGCGTTCGCGCTTGTCCTCAACGCTCGTTATCTTATACCGCCCGCCGTTGCATACTATGGTGTGCGACGTTTCCACTGTAAGCCCCGGCGGTTTGCGGAAGCGGAACAGCGAGGTCGCCGTGCTGAACGCCGCCATGTTAGCCCACCGGCTGTCGCCGCGCCTGTCCTCCTTGTACGCCCGGACTGTGGCGAGTACGCTGTCGCCGCTTGTTACGAAACCCTCCGCGTCTTTTTGCGGCTCCGACGACACGATGTCGATGCATAGGCTCATCTTCCCGAGGCTCACACGTCCCACCTCTTTTCAAGCGTCAGCAGGCGGTTGACCGTCTGCCACACGTTGGCCACCGCGCCGATGTAGTCGGAGAAAAAGCCGCCCGTCGAGCCGTCCCTGCTCTCGTAGAGATGGCTCGTCAGCATAATCACCGCCTGCTCCGTAGTCGGCGGCAGTTTCCTGTTGCCGTATTTGACCTTCTGGTAGCTCTCGGCGTAATCAAGCGCGGAGGCAATGTAGCCGAGTATGAGTTCATCGTCCGCGTCGGTGTCGAGTATCAGGTTCGCCTTGACTTTCACGAGCAGTTTTTTCATTTTAACAGTCATGCCGCCACGCCTCCGTTCGTATGTTCCTTGCCATAAAACAAATCCGTTCCCATGTCTGCTGACAACTGATAACTTGCGATAGCAGGCAGCATCAACCATTGGCTTGTTTGAGTAGCTGTATGCCTTCCGCAAGTATTACCTTCGCGTCAAGCCGTTCGGTGATGAGGAAGCCTACCTGACCGTTCCCGGCGTAGAGTTCGTTCAATCTCTGGAGCGTCCTGCCCTGCCTGTCGGCTATCCAGTAGTTGGAGAAGTCGCCGAACGCAACGCTGAACGCGCCCTTTGCTATGACCGGCGCGTAGGGCGAGGTGTGGAGCGGGTAGCCGAAAAGCCTGTCGGGCTGCCCGGCCTGAAGGCTAGGCTGCCAGAGGTACTGCCCGTTGTTGTCCTTCAGCTTCCGCATCGCCGCCACGGTCGTGTCGTGCATTAGGAACACGGCGTTTCTGCGGTACGGGCTTTTGAGCGAGTATATCAGGCTCACCACGTCGTCGAAAACTATAGCCGTCTGGCCGGCAGCCGTAAACCCTAGGCTTGCGCCCGCCGTGGGGTGGAAGATGCCCGTGGGCTGCCCGCTGCCGCTGCCGACGCAGAAAGCCTCCTCCTCGGCGACGCCGAGCGCCCTTGCGAACTCCTCGCCTATGTAGCTCTCAATGTCGAACATGGAGTCGTGCAGAAGTTCCGTGCTGACTTTCAACTGGTTCGTCAGCTTGAACGCGTCAAGGGTTTTCTGCCCGAATGTGACGTCGCTGACGGGGATCGTCGCGTTCTCAGCCACCCACGTCGCCGTGGAGTTGGTGGCGGCTATGGGTACTTTGCGCTCCACGTTGGTGCTTATGGTCTTGGCGATGGAGCGGACTACGTTGGCTTCCTCGAGCCGCTTGACGATGAACGTCTCGAACTCGGTAGGCACGAGGTAGCCGCCGTCCGCGTCCACGCCGACGGACAGCACGTTTGTGACAGGCCTGCCGCGCAGCGCGTCATTGAAGTCGCGCCTGTACTCGTCGCTTGCGCGCCCTTCCTTTGCCGTGCCGGGTTTCTGCGGCGCGTTCGCGATTGGCTGGCTTGTGGGTGT